CCCAGCCACAGAAATTGAGGGGGCATTAGGAGTTGTATGATATGTACCACCTTCATTTACTCCAAAGGTAATAGTTGCATTAGATCCTACGTAAACATTATTATATGTGACTCCACCCATTTGTAAATTAAATGGAAGGTTCATGCGGATACCCGCATCATCTGTATTTGCTAAAACATTTGATGTTGTTCCAACTGTGGCTACCAAAGCATTGACTGCATCTTGAGCATTATTAATAGCAACATTTGCCTGAGTTAATTGTGTCTGTGCCTCTGTAGTTGCAGTAGTTACTGCTGCTACCGCCGTGGTTGCCGTTGCTACCGTTGCTGTTGCTTCAGTTACTGCTGTCTGTGCTGCTTGAACTGCAGTAGAGGCTGTTGCAGATTGTGCAACTTCTGTTGCAATTGCTGTTGCTACTTCTGTAACTGTAGTTGGGGTCTGTGTCATTAACGGGGTTGCTGTTGCCAATACCGTTGCAGTTGCAGCCTCAACCACTGGAGTTGCTGCCGTGATAGCAGTTTGCGCTACAACAACCTCTGGAGTCTGTGTTGTTGCGGTTACAGGTATTGCTGCAATTGCTGTGGTTACGGCAGTTACTGCGGTAGTAACGTCTTGCGTTACTGTTGCTGCTGTTGCTACAACTGTGGAAACATTTGATACTTCTGCTACGGCAGTGGTGGCTGCAGTGACCGCTGTAACCGCTGCTGTGACTGCTGTATTAGATGCCGTTACTGCCTCAACTGCAGTTGCAATGGTTGCTGTTGCTGTCTCTGATGCTGAAACTGCTTGTGCAACCTCAGTAGTTGCAGTTGCAAGGGCTGTATTTACTGCTACTTGTGCTGGACTAACCACAACCTGCTCTGCTGGGGTCGGTACATCATTGGCATGTGAAAAATTTACTGGAGAAAAGATCATCCATAATGTTAAAAACAACCCCACTAATCCTGATCTGATTAGTATGTTTTTGATATTTTTCTCCTTATATAGCCTTAGTGGTGGATATGACTAATAAGTTTATTATACCATTTTTATACAAAAAGAAAGAGGGCTGGCATTTAGCCAACCCTCTAACTTATTAAGTTAAGTTACTTAACTAGAGCCTGTTGCTTTGATTTTGCAACTAACTTGTTAAGTGCTGCAATGCGCTTGTTAGCAAGTGCTAACTTAGCAGCATCTGAAGCAGACTTTAGATCTGTTGCAACCTTAAGGGCTGCAGCATCTGTAGTTGCCTTTGTAAGTGCTGCTGTTGCAGTAGCAAGATCAGCGTTAGCCTTAGCCAGTGCTGATGTTGATGTAGCAAGTGCTGCATCTGCTGCTGCTTTAGCAGCAGTTGCTGCTGTTGCTGCTGCGGTTGCATCTGCTGCACGAGCAGCGACTGAGGCTGCTAGTTGTGCAGTAAGTGATGCGTTAGTTGTAGCAAGATCAGAAACTGTAACAAACTTTGTAACAGACTTAACTGCTGCTGGAAGTCCATCAACATCTGTTGCTGTAATGGCAAAGTTGATTGCTGCATTTCCTGCTGTTGCAGGGTATGTAACTGTAACCTTTGATGTAGCAGTGCTTGTATCTGATGCACTAGATGCAACTGAAATAGTTGCACCAATAACTGTAACTACTGGAGTAGTTGCTGCTGGAACATTTCCAAATACATCTGTTACAGTAGTTGAATATTCAACAACGCTTGAAGTGTTTGTTGATAGAGCAACAACTGGTGCAAGGTTATATGCAGGACCTGCAGTTCCCTTTACGTAGTATGTTGATACTGTTCCATTGTTTGTAATAACAACTGTTCCAACTGCAGTAGTTTTAGTGTATACATAAAACGTTGCTGTTGTTCCTGTTCCTGTTGCAATTGACAATGATGTAGTACCAGATGATGCTGTTACTGGAGCAAGTGCTGTCCAAAGTGCTGGAACAATAAATGCGTTAGTAGTAACTACAGAAACTGTAGTGCCTGCGTCAATTCCAGTTAGAGCAAAAGTAACTGCATCTGCAGTATCTACCTTGTTATCTGATGGAACCGTAACAGTGGCTGGTGTCGCTAAAACGTTTGCTACAGTTGTAGCCGTAACGTTTGCAGTAACAGTAATTGATGCAACAGCATTTGCTGAAGGAACCAACAACATTGTACCAGCCAAGGCTGCAGCCATGACTAGACTAATCTTTTTAAATGAATTCATTCTTTCTCCTTGTTAGTTTATCTGATCACACGACCAGAATATTAAATTAAATTAAAGCCGTCCAAGAAATCTCTAACATCGTCAGGCATTTTCGGATTACCTAATTCTACCATACCCTTGTCTTTCTCTGCAAATCGTGCAGAAGAAGACCAAGTATGGACATCTATCTCAGTATTATTATTCTTTGGTGTATGTGATATTGCTCCAAATACAGCACCAGTTACTGCATCCGCAAGGTCCTTAGATTTTTTGCGGGGGTGGTCTACACGATTACCCTTCATGATTTTAAGTTCTGACATTTCTTCTAATAGGATAGGTATTCTTGGAATAGAAACACGCTCTTCGTAAATCATCATAGCAAGATCTTCATAGTGCTTCTTGGCAACAGAGACTGTCTCAGTTCTAATTCCAACTGCCTGTAACTCATTTTGAATATCAAACGATTGCCAACGGTCAAATGAAACCATGCCAATATTAAAACCTTGTCTGCGGAGGTTCATAATCCACTGCTTAACTTCAGATAGATTAACAGGACCTTCTGCTCTTGGCTCCCACCAGGCAACTGCATCTACTACTACAATTGGTGCTACCTGTTCGTAGTCTTTAATTACCTGGATATTTACCCATTTATCTACGTGAGCAATTGCTACCGCACACTTATCGTGCTTTTGTGCAAGGTCAGCATGAATATAATATGTCTTATCTGGATCTGGTACAAAGGTTTCGTCAAACCTTCTAAATGAATCTAGTGGATTTCTACTATTCATGCACTTCTCAACCTTATCAATCTGCTTAAAGAAAGCATCAGACGAATAGGTTGGCATACAAGCAAAACGCATCATGGCATCACCAAGGTCAGTATAGAATGCTAGTTTAAAGTCTTCTATCTTACGGGTTGGGTTTACTTCCCATGTAGGTCTTTTAAATGCATATACCCTTGGAATTTTGTATTGAAGAATGTTATCTTCATCCCACGAAATTTGAAATTGATTGCCTGGATCTTCGTGAGGCAGATCTTCATTCATAATAAATGTATGTGTTCTTTCAATAGTTTCTTTTTCTGCAATTACTGATTCATATCGTTGAGAAATAAAGTCACCCTGATATCGTGGGAAGGAAAGCAAAACAACTTTTCCAAGGTCTGGGAAACGAGAGTCTACTGACCCACGGAATGCTTTATAGATATTATCAGCGGTCTTTCCTTGTTCATTTCCAGATACAACCTCACTTGCAAAACCAGAAATCTCATCAAGTACTGCCATAAGTAAGTTCAAACCCTCATGAGATTCTCTTTCTGAGTGTCCAGAGTAAACAGTAATTGCTTTGTCAAACTCAATTGAGTCAGCCTTTGCATTATACTTTCCAGCAAACCAAGGTGATTTTTCAATCTTTGTTTTAAAACCTTTAAAGAAAACGTTCTTAGCCTGTTGTGCGTTAACAGCAACGTTAATAATATCAATAGCATCTCCTGCAGGCTTGCCATAATAAATTGCAGGGTCTTTAAGACATAATAGTTTATATACTACATATGCACAGGCTACTGTTGAGATAAAATCTTTACCACTACCCTTGCCAAGTTGAAGAATTAATTCATTTTTGGTGTACTTACTAAAGTGTTTAGTTCCTTCAACATCGCCCATAATCTCTATCAAATCTTCTTTACGATAGATCTGGCTCATGGCTTCAACAATTTCGTACTGGATATCAGATAAAAGTGGTTGACCAAGATAATCAGGTGACTGGACAAATGTCTTTACGTCAACTGGGGTTTCAACAAAGTGATTCTCTTTTAATACCTCAAGAAACTCATTGAACATCGTGGACAACTGTAATCACTTCTCCTTCTTTTGCAATAGCAGAAAGCCTCTTCATAATAATATCACGGACTTCTGGATGCTCTGAAGCAATATCTCTTAGGATCCCAACAAGAACTTCTTGTCGTCTTTCAATTTCAATCATTTCTTCTGCTAGTTCTTTGTTCTCAAGAAGACCTGCTTTTTGTAACATGTCAATTCTTCTTGACTCAATATCTAATACTAATTTAATTCCAGCAGTCTTGGCTGTAAGGTTTGTTGATAGGCTTGCCTCATCAATGACCTCATAGGCCTTTGTAATTAACTTTGTGTAGTGTGTATCTGCACCAACAAGGGCTTCTTTAGCACGAGCACGGATAGCATCGTTAGCAGATGCCATAACCTTCCACTCATTAATTAAAGATACAACACGAGTACGTGGGATGTCTAACTCTTTAGAAATAACTGTTGGATCATTTCCTTTAAGGTATTCTGTTACTACTTGATTTACTTCATCAAGATGTTGAATTAGTTCTGTCTCACTTGACATACTTTCCCTCTAGTCTATTTATTTCATCTTTAATATAAAAGATGGCCTTTTCTAAATCTTGAATGGTCTTTGCTTCATCTTTAAGGCCTGCTCTCCAAAGGTACTTAAAAGCATTCCCAATATTAAAATTACGATGACGAGTAATCTCAATACACTCAATACCAGAAGGATCTGTTGTGTAATGTAGTGGATGATTTACTTGATCAACTGTAATATGAAGGTTGTCGCTCATTTAGTTACCTCTACATTTAATCTCTTAAAACAATTTAAACATGTTGTATATGTTCTTCCAGTAAAAGGGCAAGACGATATTGAAGACTCTGTGTGCTTACAGAATACTCTTTGTGTAAGTGCCTTTGCAACATCTACAAAATGTTTAATAATCCTCATCTTCATCTTCCTCTAAGTTCCAGTCAAATGCCTCTGGAATGTTTTTTAATGCAACTATAGTGTATGTGATGCCTGCTGCTGCAGCCAACGACAATATAAAAATAATTCTTTTTATGCTGTTCATCTTTTAGATTTCCTTAATCCAAATTTAGCAAGGTA